GAGAGTATCGGTTCTACCTAGACGGCGAAGTGATCCGTCGAGCGGTTCTAAAGAAAGGGGCTACCGCGATTGAATACATCACTGACTAAACAACTGGAGCAGCTACCCCTCAAGGAGCGGCTGCTCTACCTAGAAGAGGTGTTGCGAGACAATCGCAGCATCTCTCGACAGTACACGAAGCTGATCGACTACTACCAACAACAAGCGGTCGATCAGGGGCTGGCAGCGTGGGTCTACAAACCATCAAGAGAGCTTGCCCCAACCAAAGATCAGTTCGTTGGCCTCTTCGGTCAAGGAGCATTCGATCAAGTAAAACGTCCATCCAAACCAGAAAGGGACCTAATATGGCTCATCAAATAGACTTCATCGACTTCGGATCGTTCAAACACTGGGAGATCAGGCAATACTACGACCTCAACCCTGACCTCTCCATCCTCACCTACGCAGGCATGCTGGGCCTGACAGGTGGCGAACTCAAAGACATCCTCATGACAGATGGGTCAGCCATCGACAGAGAGGAAGAAAAGACAGCGCAACTAATGTTCGAGGAGGCAGACGAAACCTTCGGCGCAGATTACTAAACTAAACGGGGGGCTTCGGCTCCCCACCACACGGAGAAACTACCATGAAATATAGAGTTGTCGTAGACCTCGGATGGCATGAAGCAGATAACCCCGAGCAAGCTATTCAGACTGCAACGTCCCAAAAATATAAACCAGAACAAATGGGATACCTCGCGGCGAGTGAACATAGGATCATCAAAACTCAAAGCAAACACATTAAATGCTCAAGCAACGACTGCATCGAACAGTCTAAAGAAGACATGTGGGCCGCAAAAGAACTATACGAACCGTGGGAATGGTAGAAGGCAGGTGGTCCCAATCAGGGGCCACCGCATAACTCAAGAACTAAGAATGAGCGGCTAGTCGCCGCCTGCTTCAAAGAAAAGATATTGAGTGCTGCGCACACTCTATTTTTAAAAACCAACAGCACACGCTCCTTCGTCGCATGTGCTGTTGGTTTTAGTAGGCGGATTCCGCGCCGGAAGCCGCAAGACTTGGTTGGAAGCCGCAAGATTCCGATAACCGATCGACCATCCGAGGCCGAAGTGCCGAAAATAATTCATCAAAAGTACCGTATCGGCTGCAGCAACCGCTCTTGATGCCTGCATCAAGGGCCTCGGACCCATGACAACCGTCAAATAAAAGAAGCAACTTGGTACTGGGGTCTTTGACCAAGATGAAATTCAGACCGCCACGCGCCCAATATGCTGCATTCCACGCAACTTGGTTGGGCGTTAATTTTATCCGGTTACCGGAAGACACCTTTAACTCTACCCAAAAGGGTATTCCATTCCAGATTACATGTACATCGGGTATTCCCCCGCCATGCTTGTTCTCAATCCTTGTTGCGAACGTCTTTTTCGGCAGTGATTTCCTCATTGTATTCCAAAAGTTCGCCTCCGGTCCCTTGCTCATCGGTAACATCCTTGTATTCAGCTTCTATATCGAATGCTTGCGGGTACTTTTTCTGCAGATCAGTAAGCCGACCAACAATTTCATCGCGTGATAGTTGATCTATCGTGTTAACATTCTCCCTCCGGTCCACCGTCAAACCACCCAAAGCTGAGCGAATTTTTTCAGCGTTGATTGCTGCAGAATATTGACCGTCATCTTCAGCACCGCGAGATAGCTTTGAGAGCCGTTCTAACTGCCCAATCATGGTCACGCCGTAACGCCGCGCTCTCTCCTCCCTAAGTTCCTTCACGCGCTCCACAACATGCGGGTAATCACGCCCGTTAAGCAGAACTGTCGCCTGCTTACTGGATAGCTGATAAGCATACCCCGACTTCCTTGCGCTATCAGTATTAGTATAGATGCCTTCAGCGACATGGTTGGCAAACGTTTCTTGCCGCGTTGTCAAAGTAGGGCGATGCTTGCCTGTTTCTCGTGCCATTTTGCTCCCTTTTCGGTGTAATCAATTTGTAATCATTGTAATCAATTTCACCAGAAAACGCCAACTAAAAGTAGTCGGGCGCAACCGGAGGGAGAGTACCGTGTCACAATTAAGGACTATTTCTAGGGGTTTTGTAATCATTGTAATCACCTTGTAATCACTCTGGGCTGGCTTAGTCCATGTTCTAAAAGGATAATTGTTAGGGTGATTACAAGATTACAAAGATTACAGGATTTTTTTTAGTTTTTTTTTTTTAAAAAATATCTGGAAAAAGGTCTTTATGTACTCTTGTAATCAGTAACGTACTATGCCATATGAGTAGGGTATCATCATTTATGGAGGTTTAAGATGAGCAAGCAGCAAGAACTAATGAAGAATATCGCTGACAATGTTGTTGGCATGATGAAGGAGCACGGTGCGGATTGGGCCAAGCCGTGGCGCAAGGCGGTTGGAGCAACGGGTGAGCCGTTGAGTGCCAAGAAGCGTCATTACACTGGGATCAATCGTATGAACCTTGGTTTGGTAATCGCGTTGCAAGGTTATAGCTCTCCGGTCTTTGGCACGTTTAAACAGTGGAAGTCATTGGGTGCCAAGGTAAAGAAGGGATCGTCTGGTATTCCTGTTGTTTTTTACAGCCCGATTAAGATCAAGGACAAGAAGACCGACGAGGACAAGACGGTTCCGATGTTGAAGGCATTTTATGTGTTTAACGCTGATCAGGTTGAGGGTTGGAACGGTGATTGGATCAAGGACCAAGTTCCGGAGGATCAGGAGTGGGATGACGCTGTTAATGCTGATGCCTTGATTGAGGCTTGTGGTGCCACGTTTCATCACACTCAGGGCAATAGTGCTTATTACAATCGCGGGTCTGACAGTGTGACGGTTCCTTTGCGTTCACAATTCAAGGACGCAAGTGGGTATTATGGCACGGCGTTTCATGAGTTGGTTCATTGGACGGGTCACAAGTCTCGCTTGGATCGTGAGTTTGGCAATCGGTTTGGCGATGCCAAGTATGCGCTTGAAGAGTTGGTTGCTGAGTTGGGCGCGGTTATGTTGTCGATCATTAGTAAGGTCGATGTTGATCCGGCCCCTGACCATGCCAAGTACCTGAATAATTGGATACGCATGTTGGGTGAGCATCCCAACGCCATCATCAAGGCCACGTCCGCCGCTCAGAAGGCATCTGAGTACATCTTGCAATCATCAACAAGTCAGGTCGCGCAAGCGGCCTGAGAGGGGGAAATAACATGTGGAAATTAACGTATGCGGTAGACAGTTTGGACCCTGATCCGATGGTCAAGAGTTTTGAAGAGTTTACTGAGCTGACAGAATGGTTGGATGAGGAGATATCTAGGCGCGTTCAATGGCGTGTGGATCATAGTTCTGAGTTTATATCTGACGAGGATTTTTCTGATTTCAGGGAAGCTGAAGCGGCCTTAGTTCGCATTGATGAAGGGACAGAGACATGAAGCAGCAAGATATATTCAACAAGGCATCGGCTCATTTAATGGGCATGGATGGACCGTCATTGGATGCGGACGGTGACGCTTGCGTGTACCGAGGGGAAGACGGTGGAGGTTGTTATAACGGTGAAATGTGCGCCGTTGGTTTGTTCATCGATGATGAGCATTATGACTGCGGATTTGAGGGGGCAAGCATTAATGACAGTCACGCGGTATCTAACGCCGTTGCGCAATCATGGGGCTTAGATGAGTTGAGCAGCAAGCAGCTTGCATTGCTTGATGATTTACAGGCCGCGCATGACCGAAGTTCGAGGCGCATCGGCTTATCCAAACGAATTGATTGGTCTAACATTATTAGGATATCTTTGGAGCGCGTTCGCATGAAGCATGGGTTGGAGGTCAGCGCATGACCCCTAAGTCACCGTATGATCGTGGCAGTGCGGACGCTTATTACAGGCGGCGTCCGGACCCACACTGGTATCCGGAGGGCAACGTCACGGGTCCAAGGATTACTGACATGACCGATGATCAGGTTGCGGATTACTATCGCGGCTATGAGCAGGAAGAGGACAGAAAGGAATGGGAATGAAGTACAAGGTTTGGTTACGTTATGGCACGAGAGGCCAAGACACGAGGGACATTTTTCGAGAGGTTGAGGCGTTGAGCGAGGGCCATGCTTTAATGTTGGTTCGGTCTATGACGCGGGATTATTCGAGGACGTTTGATAGTAACGTGTCTCCGGTTCAGGAGGCGGGTAATGACTAGGGTATGTGCTCATTACATTGTGGAAAGGTTAGTTGAGATATCCAAGAAGATTGAGGAGGACATTAAGTTAAACCCTGATGTTGATGTATTCTCTGATATTTTGGTCGAGGATTTACGACACGAGATTATTTTTAACATGGGCGTTGATGCCCACAATTCATGGAAGGAAGGAAAGAAATGAAAGCCAAGATCACGATCACACAGAGAATGCTTAACAAGAGCATCATCGACGCCAATAAGAGCGTTGTGGGTTTGTTCTTACGCAACTTGGTACACCGAGGTTACGTGAACATAGACAACGGTGCAAAGCAGATTGTTAGAGCGGTTTATGATGACGGGGATGGATACACTGAGACAGAGATCAGGCTGTATCGGCGTCCTCGTGGCGATAAGCTTCTATCAATCAAGGGCCTGTCGAAACGGGCCACGGCGGGGGATGTAGTAACGATTGAGTACGATGAGAAGATAGGGGCCGTGGTGCGAGTAGCAGCGGCAGTAGAAGAGACGGTGGAGGTAATTGAATGACCCCACAAGAGCGGCGAATACAATATCTGACCACAACGGCGGCGGAAAACAAACGCATGTCAGATCAGAACGGCGGCAGT